AGAAACATTCACGATGCGCATGGCCGTGATGTGGTACGGCGTGGGCATGCTGCCACGCCTGCGCCAGCTGACTCAAAAGACGCGCATGCAGATCGCAGACGAGCTGCAAACCCAATCCTGCGCCGAGCCATTGCACATGATTCGCGAGGCCAGGTTCTCGATTCCGAGTTGGGGTGAGCAGTTGTTAACGGGCGGTCAATGCATCGCCCTGATGGTGTTCACGCTGTGGGTTGAGTGCTGCGAGGACCGCGAGCTGGCCGGCGGCCTTTACGATGCCTGGAGCATGGCGATCGACGGCGCGCTCAAGATAGTTGAAGAAGCGCATCCGGAGGTTGAGCGTCACGAGTTCGGGTTTCCGCGCACGAAATGCAGCTGCCGCATGTGTGAGATTAACTGCGAGTTTGTGCCCGGGATGCTGATACCTGCGGACATTTCCCGACTGATGAAAAATTTCGCAGAGACGGATGCGGAGAAATTCGCGCGTGACCATCTACTGGCTTCGCCTGGCGCGGTGGTGGTTCACGAAGGCGAGGTAAAGCGGATTCCTACGCTGGTGCCAAGGCGAGGTGCGGATAATCGCCGCTGCCATTGGCTGACCGATGACAATCAGTGTTCGATTCACGCAGTCGCGCCGTTTGGCTGCGCCTTTGCCGACGCGCACATGAGCCGGCAGCAAGCCCATCGGCGGATGACGCCGGCGCTCATTCAGGTGATGCGGTCGGCAGAAACTGGTGGCCTTTATTCACGACTTTGGCAGTTGCTCGAGAGTGAAGGCCGAACCGCGCCAGGTCCCGAACTGCTGCGGCAGGAGATGCAGGCAGTTCTCGACAGGGAGCGGGCCGCATGAAGGCGAGTTACCATCAGCGCGAGGCCTTACGGTGGGCCGCGGATCAACCCTGTCAGCCAGACCATTGTGGTAGCGTCTGTCGCTGTGGGCCATGCCACGCACGTGAGGCGCTGGCAGTGCTCGATCCGGACTATCGGCCACGCTCTTCAAAAGAGACGCCGGATCCCTGGTGCGCGGAGTGTGGGTTATTGGAAGTGACAACTGATTTAGGCGGCGCAGTGTTAAGCAACCTGTCGCCGCATTCGCGCCTTTGCCCCGATTGTCTTAAGGAGGAGCTCGATGACGGTAAACAATTACGAGCGACCGTATAGCGAGTGGACGCCAGAGCAATGGGCGCATACCTGCAAAGTGGCGGCCCAGCTGGCCAAAGAAACGCGCACGCATGACAACCCGGCGCTCGAGGAAGCTATGACTTATCTAAGCCTGCTGTTTATGAATGCCCATATCAGCGTTCGGAGCGAGGGATCGGTAATCATGCTGCCGACCAAAATAAGGTGAGAGCGAGGCAACCATGAGTGAGCCAGTATGGATTGTTTATGACGGGCGGGCCATCAGCGGCTTCACAGATGATGCGACGGTGCTGGAGTCTTTTGGGGTTGACGTGGCTAAGGACGATCTTGATGCTGTCGGCTATGCCCGGTCGCACTGGAACGGCCACGAGTACGCGCTCTATCGCTACGACATCAACAAGAAGCGCCAGGCGGAGAACGGCCGGCTGATTGACGTCGGCATATTCAACCTTACTTAGCTGGTAATAGATTCTGGAAACTATGTTTAGTTAAGGAAGTTGGCCGTCGTGCCTGTGCAGGCCGAGCTGATGCCTTAGATAGCTGGCGAAGCGCGACGAGCACTGTAACCACCAATGGCAAATTGCAGGCGGCGGAAGAAGTCGCGGCGACGGCCAACATTTTGAGAGGAGGCAGACGATGAGCAAGGAAAAATCAATCAATAGCTGTCAGCACGAAGGGTGCGACGCGACTTTGAAGATCGACCGGGAGGCGCCCTTGCTGAATACGAATCAGATTCAGCTTTATGTCCACTGCGGCCTGTGCCTGGCCGGGCTGCGCACCGGCCAGAAATACAGCCAGAAACTGGCCGTAGGCTGGACCGCCAAGGGCCTGCAGGTCTGGTGCGACATTCACGACGTTAACGTCATGCACATTGACTTCGAAGGCCATACGCATCCGGCCAATATGACGGTCAATCGGCCGGCGAGCACATCTTGACTTTTGTGCCCAAATTTGGTACACTTCCCCTATCACACTTCACTATTTAACGGAGAAGAGGCATGGCAAGAGCACACGACGATTATTTGGCATCAATGGCAGACGAGGATCTGCGCGTGCGATCTACGATCGAGGAGCTGCAGGCGGCAGCGGAAGATATAAGTGAGAACATCTTTCGCCAGCGGCCGGTGGTAACCAAGGATGAAGAGGCACCATGGGTCGACCGAGAGAAGATTTAAGCGACATTCCCAACACCGTCTGTGACGGCTGCGGAGCCACCAAATTCCCTTTCTATCAGGGCTTCGACGAGAAAAGGCAAAGGGAAGTCTGGCTCTGTGAGACGTGCCATAACGGCAAACCCAAACCGAAACGAGTAAAGGAGTATCGTGAGTCAGCTAAAACCCTATTTGATTTTGAGTGACCTGCATCTCCATGCCTGGTCGGCGTTCTCGACGGTGAACAGCGACGGCGTTAACTCGCGGCTGCGCATCATCCTGAACGAGATACATAAGGCGGCCATGGTGTTGAAGGAGGCTGACGGCAACGAGATTTTCTGCGCCGGCGATCTGTTTCATGTGCGCGGTAAACTGGCGCCCACGGTGTTGACGCCTACGCTGGATGCGATTCGCTATCTCACCGAAGAGGAAGGGATGAGCTTCACGGTGTTGCCGGGCAATCACGATCTGGAAAACAAGACGAGCGATCGCATTGGCAGTGCGCTGAACTCGCTGGCCGGTGTAGGCGCGCTGGTGATAGACAAGCCGGAACTAATCGAGACGGAAAGCGGCCGGGTAGTGCTGATGGTGCCCTGGCAGCCGACCAAGAAGGCGCTCTTCGAGATTCTTCGTCAGCATAGCGGCGAGGCCGAAGTAGACGCGATTATTCACGCGCCGCTGGATAACGTGTTGCCGAACATTCCGCCATCCGGCATTACGGACACGGAGTTGGCCAACTTGGGACTGGGCCGGGTGTTCGTGGGCCACTACCATAATCACCGAGACTTCGGCAATGGCGTCTATTCGATTGGCGCGTTGACGCACCAGACCTGGGCGGACGTCGGCACGAAGGCCGGCTACCTGCTGGTCTATCCGGACCAGGTGGAGCATTACGAAACCGATGCGCCCAAATTCGTCAGAGTGTCTGAACCGGCGGTGTCAATAAGCCATGAGGACATTCAGGGCAATTACATCAAGGTGGACAAGATGTTCGAAACGGCCATGCACGTTGAGGCGTTACGTGCTGATCTTGAAAGCCTGGGCGCGGCCGGCATCAGCATCAATCCGATTCACGGCAAGCCAACCGTGACGCGGGCTGGCGTGACGGTGAGCGGCGTTTCGATGGAGCAGTCGATAGCCGAGTTTATTCAGACGCGCGGCTACGCTGACATGCCGGGCGTGGCTGCGCTGGCGCAGGAAATTCTCGAAGAAGCAAGGAGCAACTAATGAGCGAATATCGAAGTGAACTACCCGAAGTGCCGCAGCGCATGCGGCGCTTGCCGATCGCACGCGGTTATCCCGTGCCGTGGTTCGTCATGAAGGTTAACGGCGAATTCGATTTTAGAGTTCAGGACCACCGCAAGCGCATCCTGGCCGTGAACAACCATCTTTGCTGGTTGTGCGGTCAACGTCTTGGCCAGCATCTGGCATTCGTGATCGGTCCGATGTGTGCGATCAATCGCGTCTCGGGTGAACCGCCAAGCCATCGCGAGTGCGCCGAATTTGCCGTCAAGGGTTGTCCGTTTCTCACGCAACGCGAGACAGGTTATCGAGAAGCGGGTTTACCCGAAGGCGTGGTGATGTCTGACCTGAATATCGTGCGTCAGCCTGGAGTCGCGCTGATTTGGGTAACTCGCAGCTACAAGATCGTGCGGGTTGACGGTGAGACCGGCTATGTCTGTCGCATGGGTGATCCGGACGCGGTACTTTGGTTCCGTGAAGGCCGCGCAGCCACCCGAGCTGAGGTTATGGATTCACTCGATAGCGGGTGTCCACGGTTGCGCAAGATGGCCGAGGACGAAGGACCACGCGCCGTCGAACATTACGAACGATCAAAAGAGATCGCCATGCAGTTATTGCCGGCCGCGTGAGGAGCTGAAGATGGCGGAATGTAAAGCCTGCGGCGAACCCACCATCAAGGTGCGGCGCGGTTACTGTCCGCGCTGTTGCAAGGTGCTGGAGCTGATTCGCAACGACTTCACTCTGATGGGCCGGATGCTGAAAAATTTCCGGCAAATAGAATGGGCCAGAATGCAGGACGAGCAGAAGGCGTTGAAGTTATTCGACACGCAAGTTGAGAAGCTGAGGATACAGAGGGATGCAGATAACGCGAGTTGACATTCAAAACTTCCTGACCATTGGCGAGGCTTCGCTACGACTGGACGAGCGCGGCTTGGTGCTGATCTCCGGCGAGAATCGCGACGATTCTTCCTGCGAGAGTAATGGGGCCGGCAAGTCGTCGCTGGCTGATGCGATCTTCTGGTGTCTGTTCAATGAGACGGCGCGCGGCATCACCGGCGATGCGGTGGTCAATCGCCGGGCCGGCAAGAACGCCCAGGTGGCGATCTCGTTCACGGTAGACAATGTGGTGCATACGGTGGTGCGCAACCGCAAGCACGACTCCGGACGCAATCAGCTGTTCGTGTTTCGGGAGACGGCCAATATCTCGAAGCACTCGGACGCGGAGACGCAGAAGTTGGTGGAGCAATTGCTGGGTTGTTCGAAAGACGTGTTTCAGGCGGCGGTTTATTCAGGACAGGAGGCCATGCCCAACTTGCCGCAAATGACCGACAAGTATCTCAAGTTGCTGGTGGAGCAGGCGGCCGGCACCGAGATTCTGCAACGCTGCCAGGCCATCGCCAACGATCGATTGCATCAGGCAGGCCGGCTGCACGAGCAGGCCGAGGCGGCGCTCATGGTCGAACGGTTGGCGCTCGAGCAGCTCGAGAAACAACTGGCCACGCTTACCTTCACGCGCAGCAGTTGGGAAGAGGAGCGTAATCAGGAAGTCGAACGGCTACAGGAGGAGCAGCGCGTAGCTTACGAAGGGGCGCTGGAAATTCGGGCGCAGCTGGCAGACTGGGACGGCGCGGTGATCAGCGCCGAACTGAAAGAGATCGATCGCGAGCTGAATTCCTATAAGACCAAGCTGGAAGAGAAAGCCCCGCTCGAAAAGGCGGTCACCGACGCCACGGCTGAATGGACCACGGCACTGGCTTATTACACGCAGCAGGGTGAACGGGTCACGGACGCCGAACGCGCCCTGGCGACGGTCAGCAATCGCGTCGGCACGAACTGCGGCGAGTGCGGCCGGAAATACACGGCCAAGGATATTGCGCCGGCACGAGAGCTGGCTGAACAGACGCTGACGCAGGCCCGGGAATCGCTGGCTCGCATCAACACGCAGTGCGAGGCCTGCGAAGGGAAAATCGAACTGGCCACCGCCAACAACGAAGGTTTCAAATTGCCGGACGTTTCCACTCTGAATGCCCGGTCGCAGGAACTTAATGAACAGCAGCGCAACTTGCTGCGCGCCGAAGCCAGCATCGCGGCCGCGGAGGATCATTACAAGAACGCAGCGAGTAAAGTAGAAGTCTGGCTGAACGGAGAGAATCCTTACGACCGGCTGATTACCAATAACCAGACGGAGCAGGAGGAGGCGCGGAAACGAATCATGGCCGCCGAGGAGTTGCTGGCGCAGACAGCGGCCAATTTGCAGCGACATGAAAACGCGCTCGAGCTCTACGGGCCGGCCGGAGTGCGGGCGCACATTCTGGATACGGTGACGCCTTATCTGAACGAGCGGACGGCACACTATTTGGGCACGCTCTCGGACGGCAATATCACAGCGACCTGGAACACGATTTCCAAGACTTCCAAGGGGGAGTTACGGGAGAAATTTGCAATCACCGTAACGAATAGCCAGGGCGGAGGTTCGTTCGGATCACAATCCGGAGGTGAACGGAGAAAGATTCGATTGGCTTGCGCTCTGGCCTTACAAGATTTAGTGTCGGCGCGGGCCACGCGGCCCTTGCGATTATGGATTGGCGACGAGATTGACGATGCGCTGGACCCGGCTGGCCTCGAGCGGTTGATGGCCATCCTCGAGGAGAAGGCGCGCGAGCGCGGTACGGTGCTGGTGATTTCGCACAACGACATCTCCGACTGGATTCGCGAGCAGGTTATGGTAACGAAGCATCACGGCCTGGCCACGGTCGAAGGTTCAATCTGTGATGACAAACAGAAAGGAAGTGAAATAGAATCTGCGGGTATGGTGGCTTGAGCACTTCGGTGTTCGCCACCAGCAGGAAGCCGATCGTTTCCAGAAGATGCCTCTTCTCGCGATCGGCTTCTGATTTTTAACGGCACAATTGGTGCATTTTATGGTACAATCATCTTACCCAAATGACTCCAAACGTCACGCTGTTTACGAGCAACTTTCGGATTGCCGGACGGCTGGAACAGGCGGTATCAATCAGCCGCGGCAAACCGAAATGGTACAAGGGAAAAACCTACGACCGGCTGGCACCACGCTGGGAACTCGTCAGGATGAAAGACGAGGAAGGTTTTATGAACGCCTACATGGACGAGGTCTTATCGAAACTCGATCCGCTCAAGGTGGTAGGCGAACTGGGCGATGGCGCCATCATGCTTTGCTGGGAGCCGCCCGGCAAATTCTGCCATCGTCTGGTGGTGGCAGCGTGGCTGAAAAACGAGCTGGGATTGATTGTGCCGGAATATCAACCGCCGCCAGGTGAGAAGAAAACGAAGGCGCGCAAGGCCGGCAATCGCTACGAGATTCCCGACATAGAGCCAACGCTGGAAGATCAACTGGCACTATTTTAGGAGGAAGCTATGGCCGATGCAGACGCAAAAACCGGAGTTCCCGGCGGAGATTTTGTGTTCGATCTAAAACAACAGGTGCAGGTCAGCAGCATGGAGACTGGACATGTGTCGGGCCGCGCCCAGTACGTAGCCGCCAGTAATCAATATCTGGTGCGCTACGTTGACGGTTCAGGATGCTTTGTTGAGAACTGGTTTCCCGAAGATCATCTGGTCAGTGCCACTACTTAGAAGTCGCGCGGTAAGCATAGTGTCTGGCGATGCGCTGCTCGGCCAGGGCAGAGAGTTCCGTTCAAATCGGGAGCCGCGCTCCATTATCTTTGGTCTCGGTAATTTTTCTCATAGCAGTTTCGGCTTCGGTCCTGCTCACCAAAACCGAACGCTCTACCAATCTAAGTAAGGTCTAGGAGAACAAATGAATAGACACACCTACTTCCCGTGGCGGCCTATTACTGTGCTCGTGGCCCTGGCAATGACGAGTTTTGCCATTGTCAACCCGACACGTAATATCACCGGCACACGGGCAGCTAAACTCACAACGGGCACCAAGCACGAAGCGAGAGGCCGGACTAATGTCAACGCGCCGGCAGGTCCAGCACTGGGTACTATCTTTGAACTTGACGGCAATGCCATCAGTAACGGCACTGGCCTCGATGATTGGGCCATACTCGATGCTGGCGGTGGCTCGGCCGTCGCCCGCACCGTCGACAGCAACGGACAGCCAGTCAACATTCCCGACCCGGCTGGCCAAACTATTTTCACGACGGGCGGCTCGAAAGACCCGCTCGACATTCCCAACTGGCATTTCACGGGTGGCAGCGTTCCTGACAAGGACGAGATAACCAACGCCTACGCCGCCGCCTATACCGCCCCGAACAATGATTTGATTGTGGTCTTTGGCGCAGATCGTTTCGCGCAGAATGGCGACAGTCAAATTGGTTTCTGGTTTTTCAAGAGTGATGTGCACCCAATCCCCGGCACTGGCAATTTCAGCGGTCAGCACCAGATCGGTGACCTGCTGGTGCTGTCGAACTTCACGCAAGGTGGCGGTATTTCCACGATACTCGTTTACGAGTGGGTGGGCAGCGGTGGCAGTGACGGCACCTTGAATCTGGTGGCGAGCAGCACCTTGCCGTGTTCTACGGCTACTGTTGCCTGCGGTCAGGTGAACACGGCCAGCACGCCCGCGCCGTGGCCTTACACGCCCAAGTCCGGCCCGGCTGGTTCCTTCCCGCAGGGCGGCTTCTACGAAGGTGGCATCAATCTCACTCAACTTGGAATCAGCAACGAATGCTTTAGCTCGTTCCTGGCTGAGACCCGGTCTTCGCAGTCGGTGAGCGCCACACTCAAGGACTTCGTAGAAGGTCACTTCAACCTAACGCCCGATGTTTCCGCTGGCCCCGATGCAATCATCAATTGCACCAACCCCACGGCCCAACTGACGGCTTCATCGTCGCTCGAACCCAACGTCACTTTCCATTGGACGACCAGCGACGGCAACATCACCAGCAACCCCGACGCCAAGACGATCACAGTTGACCGCGCCGGAACCTACACCGTCACCGTCAACGGAGCCGCGGGCTGTAGCAGTAGCGACAGCGCCGTGGTCACCGCTGACTTCACCGCGCCCGATGTTTCAGCCGGGCCTGATGGTCGGCTCACCTGCGCCATCACGTCCATTGCCTTGAACGGCTCAACGTCCATTGCCAATCCGGTCTATGCGTGGTCAACCAGTACGGGCCACATAGTCGGCGCGAGTAATGGCGCGAGCATCATGGTCGATGCAGCCGGAACCTACACGCTGACCGTAACCAACCCGGCGAATGGGTGCGCATCCTCAGACGATGCAGTAGTCGTTTCCGATACGGCGGTGCCCACGGTGGCTTTCAGCAAGACAGGCGCGGATGGTAATGCGCTGAGTGTGACGCTGACGACCGTGGCCAGCAGCAACGCGACGCCCGCTGGTACGTTGTCTTACCAGTACCAGACTTGCATCGCCAATTGTGGTGTAGATGCAAGCTGGGCCAACGCAGGCAGCAATCAGGCGACCTTCACCTTCTCCAACTTCTCGTTGGCGGCGGCGGCGGCCACGTCTTTCTCCATCGGCAGCGACGCGTATTCCGGCCAGCTATTCGTGGTCAATACGCGAGTAAACGTGACTGATTCCAGCAATGGTTGCCATCAACTCGGTGGCCCGATCGCGGTGAAAAAGGTCACGGCTGTTGATCCGTAGGCTGACTTGATCTTTCTGCGCGTCTGAGTGGATTCTTCACGCAGGAAGGGGCAGTTTTTGGCTCCGGTTCTGTCCATAAAAACCGGGCGCTTTTGAAAGGAGAAGAGGCCATGCCTATCAAAAAAACTCCACCGTCCACGCTGGTTAGACCGCAAGACCCGCACTCGCGCATCAATCGCCGGATGGCCGAGATACTCTTGATTGACGACACGGAGATTACGCCCAACGCGCACATCATCGACGACCTGGGCGGCGACTCGCTGGATGCAGTCGAAATCACCATGGCGCTCGAAGAGGAATTTGAAATTGAAATTCCAGAGGAAGATGCCACCGATCTTGAGGACGAGCCGACCGTCCAGAAAATCTACGATTACATCGACAAGCGATTAGCAAAGTAGGAGGCGTGATGGCGCAAACCTTCGAAGTGTTTCCGGTGCGGAAACACGGCGGCGGTGCTGCTGCTGCCGGATTCATGGCTGGATAAAATCATGGAGTGGGCTAATGTTCATCGGATCGATAAATGAAGATTTGCGCGCGGTCCTGGCCGAGATGGCCAAGGACTGGAAGCAGCGCCAGGTGTGGATTGGCTGCAGCGGTAACTTCACGGTAGAGCGGGTCCTGCTGCGGGCCGGCGTGACGCATCTGCACTCAAACGACGTGTCGCTCTACAGCTGCGCGCTGGGAAACTACTTAACGGGTACCACGATGCGCATGGACGTGGCGAGTCCTGAATTCGCATGGCTGGGTGAATACGTCGACACTCCACTGCGCCAGATCGCCGCGCTGCTGCTGTGCACCGAGATGTTCAAATTCACCGGCCGCGACGAGATCTTCCACCGGCGCATGGAGGCGGCCTATCGCCGCAACTTCCGGCAGCTGCACGAACGCACGCTGGCGAAGGTGAGCAAGGCGCTAATTGACACGCGTCTCGAGAGTTTTTTCGCCGGCGATGTAATGCAGCACGTGGTCAACGCACCAGAGGATTGTGTGTACATCGCCTTTCCGCCGACCTACACGAAAGGTTACGAACGGCTCTATCGCAAGATTGATGAAGTGTTCGATTGGGACCGGCCGGAGTACGACGTGTTTGACGACGAGAGTTTCCGGCGCTTCACGGCCCTGGTGCAGCAAAAGACGAACTGGGTGACGCTGCGCGACCATCCGGTCGAGGAGCTGGACGAGTTTCTGGCAGCGCGGATTCACACCGGGCTGCGCAGCCGGCCGGTTTATGTGTACGCGGCCGTGGGCGATCGCAAGGTGGTATCGCCGCACCAGAAGTTCGAGCCGGTGCATGTGCAACGGTTGACTGGCGAGCTGTCTGGTTCATTGAAGCTGATGAAGCTGACGCAAGGGCAGCTGAACACGCTGCGGTCGGAATACCTGAACGCCAAAATTGTGCCGGCGGCCGCCTCGCTGCGGTTCGCGGTGCTGGCCGGCGACGAATTGATTGGCGCGCTGGCTTTCGATCGCTCGACCTATTTGGGCGGCTGGTGCGAGGCCTACATGATGACGGATTTCGCAGTGCCGTCGCACGCGCATCCGCGGCTCTCGAAACTGGTGCTGGCCGTCTCGCTGTCGCACGAGGTAAAGGCGCTCTTGGAGATGAGCATGAACCTGCAAGTGCGGAAGATTGGCACGACCGCTTTTACCGACAAGCCGGTGAGTCAGAAGTATCGCGGGCTTTACGATCTGCACAGTCGCAAGGAGGGCGCGTTGAATTACACGGCGCGCGCCGGCCGCTGGACGATGGCCGAGGCTCTCGACTGGTGGCAACGACGTTACCATCGCATTGACGAACTGGAGACAGTGGCATGAGCACCTTCTTTGCGGAATGGAAAGCCTATCGACAACAGGTGTTGCCGGCAGACGCTTCGGAAGTTCAAGTGACGGAATGCCGCCGCGCCTTTTACGCGGGAGCGTCAGCCTTCCTGTTTCTTACCAGCAAACTAATGTCGGATGGCGATGCGATCACGGACGCTGACATGGACGCCATCATGAAGGTTCACAGCGAGCTGGCAGAATTCGCAAACAGAGGCGGACTATGAATAACGATCTCGAGCGGGTGGCCCAGGTCAACGAATTGCTGGGCTCGATGCAGGAATTTCTTGGTGACATCAAGGGCGCCATCGTGCGGGTCAATGAACTCGACTTGCTCGAGGAAAATGCGCGCTGGATGAGCAACGAGATGTTTCAGAATCTTGTCACCAACATCGAGAAGGATGGCGCAGTGGCTTCGACGCCTTATTGCTGGAAGCAGCCCAGCGGCCGTTACCTGGTGCTGTCGGGCAACCACCGAATTAAGGCCGCTCGAGTGGCCGGCCGCGAGTGGATTCTCATTCTCTTTAACGATGGCGAGATGTCGGAGCAGATGCGTATTGCCAAGCAGCTGTCACATAACGCCATCGCCGGCCAGGACGATCCGGTAATTCTCAAGCGGCTATGGGATCGCATTGACGTGGTGGACTTGAAGCTTTATGCCGGACTGGACGACAAGACGCTTAAGGAACTGGAGCGGGTCAGCCTGCCGGCGCTGTCCGAAGTGCGACTGGACTTCCGGACGGCTACTTTCATGTTTCTGCCCGAGGAGCTGCGCCATGTCGATCAGGCCTTCAAGAACGCCGTCGATCAGGCGCCAGCACGAGAGCTGTATCTGGCCCGGCTGGCAGATTTCGATCGGCTGATGGACGCGCTGGCCAAAACGCAGGACGCCTACAACATTCGCAACGCGGCCGCCGCCATGATGGTGTTACTGGACGTGTTCGCGGCTAACCAGACGGAGCTCGAGTCGGGCTGGAACTGGCGCAACGAGGAGCAGGCCAAGCAGGCCAGCTGGGTGCCGCTGGCGGCTTTGCTGGGCACGGACCGGGTGCCGATCGCGGCGGCCAAGACCATTCAACGGGCCTTGCAGAAGATGATGGATTCCGGAAACGTGGAACGAAAAAATCTATGGCAGTCGCTCGAGTATTGGGCGGCTGAGTATCTCACGGAGGATGATTATGACGTTCGCAGAGCTGCCAGTTGACGCATTGTTCACACCGGCCAACGGTCTGACCCTGGCGGGAGTTGAATTGCCGGAGTCGGAGGCAAAATTCATGGTGCTGCAAAAGCCCGGCGAGACCACGGTGGTAATTGTCAGCGACTGGCTTCTGCCACGCGATACCGAGGTCGTGCCACACGTGGAAACCATCGCCTAACTACTTGACCTATCGCGGTTCATACCATATACTTATACCATCAAAATCGATCCACAAGGGATCGAGAAGGAGAAGAGGCAAATGCAATTAGAAACACGAGACTTGGAGATGCTAAAGACGCCGGCACGCTGGCCGCGCTGGCCATACTTACCATTAAAGCGGCCAGTTGCTGGTGGCGACGAACTGGCGGTGGTTTGTGAATCAGGACACGGGTTGAAGATCGCGGTAGGCGCGAACTTGTTTATGCCAATCGCCGGACTCGACTGGCGGGAAACTACGGCCGAGCGGGTGGTGGCTGACGGTTGGCTGGTTGATTAAGGAGCAGCGGATGAAAACCAGATGTCTTTACTGCGGTCACGAGAAGCCATACGAATACGCGGACGCCACAGGCGTCAAAAGCCTGACGAAACGCGAGCGAGCGGTGATTACGCTGGTGGCCGAAGGCCTGCAGAACAAGGAAATCGCCGCGCGGCTTTTCATCACCGACACGACAGTGTCGCATCATCTGACGTCAATCTTTACCAAGCTGGGTCTGAGCGATCGCGTGCGACTGGTGATTTACGCCTTCGCTCACGGCCTGGCAGTAGTTCCTAGTTAAGAGTCAAGGAGAAGGCAATGAGAAGAGGCGAAAAAGCGTGGGGCCCGAAATGCCAGAGCTGCGAGGAGCGGCCTGGCTTTTCTGTGGGCGCCGATTACGGTGGATGCTTCACGCTGCTCTGCGTGGAATGCGAGGAGAAGATTTATCGCGAGACGCACCAAAACGATCCGCCTTGCGAGCATGGCACGCTGGCCGGCTACGGCTGCAGGCAATGCGTGGATGAATGGTTCGATCAGGTGACCGCTCAGGGACCGACACGGCAATGCGAATACTGCGAGCAACGATATGACGAGGATGAGGGCCATAGCTGTCCGGTTACTTGTCCTGGCTGTGGCCGTGAGAATGCCGACCACGATCACGTGAAGCGTTGCATTGGTTACACGCCGCAGCTGAGCCGGGAGGAGAATGCCGGCGCCTACGAGCTGGGCAATCCAAAACGGAGGTTGTTTGAGTCATGAAAACCATTATTCAAATTGTCGGCTGTGCCGGGCCGTTCGAGTGTTCATTTGCCGGCGAATACATTCTGTCCTTCGATGCCTATGCCAACGAGAACGGGTTAGGCGTAGGCGAGTTACTGACCACGCCTAATCCACTTGACGCCAAGCGGTTCGACAATTTCAAAGCCGCGTGGGAGTTCTGGAAACAGCAAAGTCCAACAGTGCCGCTGCGGCCGGACGGCCAACCCAACCGGCCGCTAACGGCTTTTCACGTCAGTCTGGAGCGATTCGCATGAACGAAGCACGCAATCTTGAGATTGGTGATCGCCAGCTGCCGGCGAGTCCGGATACGGAACGGGCCATCCTGGGCGCGATCATTCTGGACAATGCGCTGGTGGCTCAGGCGGCGCAACTGCTGGACCCGACTGACTTTTATGTGCTGGCGCATCGCCGCATCTTTCGGGCGATGGTGGTGCTCTTTGCCCGCCACGTGGAGATTGATCCAATCACGCTGGCCAATGAGTTGCGCCGGACCAACGAATTAGAGTCGTCGGGTGGCATCATTTTCATTACGAACCTCACGTCGGGTTTGCCACACGTCACCAGCATCGAGCGATTTGCGGAGATCGTCAAAGGCAAGGCCTTGCTGCGGGAATTGATTCACGTCTCGCAGCAGAACATAGCAGAAGCCTTCGACGGCGAGGATCTGCCGCAGGAGATACTGGATCGCGCTGAGAGCCGCGTCTTTCAACTGGCCGAACAGCGGATGCACGAAGGCTTCACGCATGTGCAGCCGATCGCCGGCGCAGTGCTCGAGCGGGTGCAGGGAATTTCCGCCGGCGGCACGGACGTGACGGGTTTGCCAACCGGACTGGCCGATCTGGACGAGCTGACGTCAGGGTTTCAGAAAAAGGATTTGATCATCATCGCAGCGCGACCGAGTGTAGGCAAGACGGCGCTGGCCTTGACGATTGCCCGCAACGTGGTGGCGGAGGTTGAGGGTGCGGTCGTAGGCATGTTCTCGCTGGAAATGTCCAAGGCTGGCCTGGCGGCGCGGTTGATCTGTTCGCAGGCCGGTGTAGACGCGCACCGGTTTCGCAATGCCCGGCTGGACGAGCACGAATGGCGGGCGCTGGTGAACGCATTTGGCGAACTGGCCGATGCCGGCATTTACATCGACGACACGGCGCGGATTGGGATCCTCGAGATGCGAGCCAAGGCCCGCCGGCTGGCAGCCGAACAAGGGCGGCTGGATTTGCTGATTGTCGATTACCTGCAATTGATGGCCGGCACCCGCGAGCGATTCGAATCACGGCAGCAGGAGGTGTCGGAGATCTCGCGCGAATTAAAGGCGCTGGCCAAGGAGATGGACGTGCCACTGCTGGCGCTCTCGCAGTTATCAAGGGCACCGGAGCATCGCTCGAACCACCGGCCGCAGCTGGCGGACCTGCGCGAGTCAGGCACGATCGAGCAGGACGCGGACCTGGTAGCGTTCATTTACCGGGCCGAGGCCTATATGACTAAGGCGGCGATCGAGAAGTTGCCGGAAGAGGAGCGCAATATTGCCGAGCTGATTATCGCCAAGCAGCGCAACGGGCCGACCGACACGGTCTATCTGCGCTGGACGAACTCGAGCACGCGCTTTGACACGCTGTATTTACCACGGAGGAGAGGACCAAGATGAAACGAATTGTGGCGGAAGTAACCAAGAACTGGGGCGGTCTGGACATCGGGCAGAAACCGAATATCTCGGTGCAGTTCGAACAGGTGATTGCCCATAACGTTGAGCGGGGCTATGCGCTCGAGTCGTGGCAGCTTCACCAACTGGCCTATCCCGACGCGCAGCGCGGCGGAGCGGCGATGATCGTGGAAACGATTGTGGCGGTGTTCGTTGAATGCGTGGAGGCATCCTGATGGCCTTCTGGACGAAGATTCTGCTGGCGGCGTTGTTGATTGTTCTCGGCCTGGCAATGCTGATCGGGAAGAAAGACGAGTGAAACCATAAAACACCACCGGCGAAAACTACTTGATTAAACGAGGTCAATCCTATATACTCTTACCATCAAAACCCGCTATTCAGGGCGGGCAGCTTAGACGAGGAGAGAAGAGGCATGGGAGAACGCATCTACAAATGGAACGACCAAACCAGACGCAACGAAACCCAAATTTGGGGCGTGGTTGGCATGACCGAAGAGGAAGTGGGTGAGATGGAGGGCGCGGCCGCCAAGGCCGGTAAGAGTCTTTCCCAATTCCTGGGGCCGCTGATGTTGATGGCGGCGCAAACCTACCTGCAACAAGCAGACGCTCAGGAGACGGCCCGGCGGGAAATGGTCAACGCCAACCTGGGGCCGGCGGATCGGGCGATGCTGGACGCGCTGGATCGTAAGATTGCGGAGTTGCAGAAGCGGCGGCAGCAGGTAATTGCGCAAGCGCAGGCTACGCCCCAAAAGAAGGAGGTCCCGCCGGCGCCGCGGGCGGACAAAAACCAAACCAGAAGTGTCGCCGCCACCATCGAGCGAGCCTTCGAGCGACAGTCCGACAGCGGTTTCAACAGCGTCGCCTGCCGCGCCACTCTTGTGGGGCGACGACGAACCGCCTGACACGGGTGAACCAAATCACAAACCAAGGAGAAGAGGCTGATGTATCCGCAAATTCATTTCAACTACCTGGAGCCGGCGACCTGGCTGGGCCGGAGCACCAAGGAGCTGCGTCTCGAGATGGAGGCCTTACGCCGCCAGATTAAGGACGCGGTAGGCTACCAGTGGGACAGCACCCACTTTTACATCGACAACATTTACGGGCGGCCGGCGCTGCAGATCGATTTCTACGATCGGGAAGAGGCGATTCCAGCGTGGAACGCGCTAAACGGGCGCGCGATTCACATGCCGGCGGCGCCAGAGGGCATAATCACGAAGGAGATCGTCAAGGCACTGAGCGAAGCGCAGCACAAGGTGACCGAGGGCTTCACCCAATGCAACGTGTGTTACGAGTGGATTAGCGCCGAGGCGATGAATCCGTTCAGTTTCGCGGGTGCGGTTTGCGACGGTTGCTACGACCCGAAACGTCACCTGCCGCCGGACACGCGCGGCGATTGAGCTTGTGCCCTCCCGAGTGGGCACGAGAAGGCGCGGGCGGTCGCCACTGGAGAATACTCGCGAGAACCGCCCGCGCCCATTAAAAAAAAGGAGAAGAGGCAATGTCAAACTGCATAGATTTCAAGGACCGCATGGTCTACCTGACGGAGCAGCAGATCAATCTCGATCTGTTGCGCGAGAAAACCGATCCGCTGGCGCTGGACTGCCCGATGCCGGTGTGGGACGAGCAACTGCCCAACGGCTGGTGGTGGTGGCTCTCGACCAATCTGCAATACGACTGGTGCGATCGCCAGCACAGCGATCCGAAGGGAGTCTGGATTCGGCTGAATGGTGGCCGTTCGACGCACACGAATCGCGACTTCCTGTGGCTGGTGAAATACGGCCTGTCACCGTTCATGAAGGAGCGCGTGGAGTTCGAAAAGGAGTGCATCGATCTCGACGATGGCATGCAGTCATTTAGGATGCGGGTACGGCTGGATCCAAATCCGGAACGGGCGGAGGTGATTTACCTGTGAAGGAAAGCCGATCACATCACGGGCTAATGAAGATGCGGTCAGACCCGCGCAGCGACGAGGCCAGCGTGCCCTGCGAGATTTGCGGCCGGCTGACCACCATGACGGGCACCAAACGCTGCGATGCCTGCTGGGAGCTCGAGCAGCGCATTCTGGCGGCGCCGGCCATTGCGGCGAAAATTCTGGCCCGCGTCAGAGCAAGGAGAAAACTATGATTTGCGCTGAATGCAAGGAAGAAGTGCCGTTCCTGGTCGAGGACGTGACCGTGTTCGTGCTCTTCGATGATCTGCACTGGGAGCCGCACTGCCACCACCATCCATTCAACGAGCAGGACCCGAAGATTGTGGCGGTGCTGGGCAGCACGCATTGTCTGGAGCGGTATATACGCCATCTGGCGCAGGATCTGGTCGAGAGGTTT